CAGCATTAAGCAGCAGTAGTGATGAGTACCAATGGGACTATAACGGGATTACCATGTACCACAAAAATAACTGGTACGGTAAGGAGTTATGTAGTAACATAGGCATAGAAACTATAGAGTACGATTTTGGTGAAGGGTACACTGTTATAGACAAACATACGTGGGCTACTTCAGGAGATAAGGTTGTAAAGGTAAGAGTTACTAACAAAGCCGGTTTAATCGCAGAAGATGTAGGGCTAGTGAAAGTAGTATGGGCTGCCCCAAATGTGACAATAGGACATGCACCAGAAGTGCTTGGGTTAAATAGTGACATAACTATAAACATAGTAAATGATGACCCTAATAACTTAATAGTGGAGCAATCGTACAAACTAGACGAGGTACTTACTACTGATATAAGTACAATACAATTAACTGCTACAGGAGAGCATGAAGTAAAGGTTATTACTGTATGGAATGATGGTTATGAAGATAAGTCATTCAGTACTACACATATCCTAAATGTTAGCAATGAGCCTCCTGTAGTAGATGTGACTATGATAGCACTGACTGATGGTGTATACAGAGTTGACAGTAACGCAATGGATCCTGAAGGGTTGCTTGGTTATGTTAAAGTTAATATATACATGGAAAGTGGGTACGTACTAGAGGGTGTGCATAGCTCACCTAATTGGGTTCTACTAAAAGAGAGTGCTATATCTACACTATATACAGAGGTTAAATTCTACTCAAATGGTAAGTACAAAATAGAAATGCTGGCAGTCGATAAAGGCGGTTTATGGAGTACTGCAGATAGTGTAGAAGTGTTGGTTGAATGTACAGGTTATAGCGTAACTGAAGATGGTGCTATTAGTGATAATGCAGATAAAGTGTTTGTTGCTATAAGTGGTGAAGTTTTAGGGGAAATAGATGTAACAGATATAACTGCTGATATTAATACTATTGAGCTAGTAGGGGACGTTGAACAGGCAGAGTTAAGTGCTGACATAGAGCGAGTAACTACTGAATAGGTAGGTAGCTAAGGCGTATGTAAGGTAATAAAAGCTAGAATAGTATAAATAAAAGTATGAGGTGAGATATGGCTGCTAGTAAAAGTGATATAGTAAGACGTGCTGGTGATACATACCCTGTACACATAACAATAAAAATAAATGGTGTGCCATTGACACTTACTGAGTGGGATATAGAGCTTAGGTATAAAAAACCAAATGGTACTGTAATGGTTATAGATGGTGTTATAACAAATGCCGAAGAAGGTAAAGTGCTTATTTTCCCTCATGCTAGGTTGAAAGGTACTGCTAATAAGCTTGTACCTAATGACTTCATTAGTGTTGAGATGGTAGGCAGCCCTATACCAGGTACTAACCCTACAGAGCTATACACATCTGATATGGTTAATCAAGTATGGGATGAAGATGAGGCTAATAGTGAGTACCCTTATTATATAGTAAGGCTATGTAGTTATGACGGTTACGTAGAAGAACAAACACACATATCTGGTAGAATACAATTACTGGATAGATTTGCATAAGGAATAACATGGAGAAAGACTACCCGAAATTAACTAAATGGGCTAATGAGCCAAAAGTATCGGATTTAATGTCTGATAGGGACATGGCTGACCCTGAACATGCTGCGTTTACTGCTAGATTAGCTGGGTACAGAGAAACACTTAGAGGTGGTCCTGATACTAAAGTAAGAAGAGGTAAAAGTAAAGTAAAACCCCTGCTAGCTAGAAAACAGCTAGAGTGGACAATACCCTCGTTAGTTGAACCGTTTCTAAGTACAGAAGATATGTTCCTAGTAAGACCTAGAACAGCTGACGATAAAGCTAAAGCTAAACAGAATGAGCTGCTGCTTAACTACTTCTGGACTACTAAGATAAATAAGAATAAACTAATAGATGATATCGCTAGAACAGTAGCAGAAGAAGGTACAGTTATAGTTAAGACTGGTTGGTATAGTAAAGAAGAAGCTACTAAAGTTAAAGTAGAAAAGCCTATATATGCTACGGCTGAAGAGTCTTATAAGATAATACAACGTATGGTTGAGAGCGGTAAAATGGACCCTGCCAAGGGTAGAGCTTTAATAGAAGAAGGCGAACTTGTTCCGGTAGGTACTGAAATTGTAGAAGAAGAACAAATAGAGTTAGTTGAAAATCACCCGACACATGAGGTATGTATAAACGATAATGTTATAATAGATCCTACATGCGAAGGAGATATAGAGAAGGCTCAGTTTGTTATACATGAATATGAACTAGATAAGAGTGTACTAATAAAAGATAAGTACTCTGCCAAGACAGGTAGAGGGTACTATAAAAACTTAGATGAGATAGATTTTAAAGCAGATAATAAAAATTGGGGTAGGTCTAGTGATACTACTTACGACACTGAAGTATTCTCTGATGCTACTAGGAAAAAAGTAAAGGTACTAGAGTATTGGGGTTACTGGGATGTAGAAGGTAATGGAACTAAGGTAGGTATAGTCGCTACGTGGATAGGTGACGTAATGGTTAGACTTCAAAAGAACCCGTACCCTCATGGTAAGATACCGTTTAGTATAGCTGTGTACATGCCTATACGAGGTAAAGTACAAGGTGAGCCTGATGCTGCGTTACTGAAAGAAAATCAAGATATTATAAGAAAAATGACTAGAGCATATCAAGATATAACAAACACTAAAGCAGTAGGCCAGAAGCTAGTAGATGAGAATGCATTTGGTAGTCAGGCTGAGTGGGATAGTTTCGAGTTAGGAAACACTGCTAGATATAGAAGTGGTATAGATATAGATAGAGCAATAAAAACTATGACCGTTGACGCTATAGATCCAGCCATAATGCAAGTAATCCAAATGGAGAACCAAGATGCTCAGGCTTTATCTGGTATAGTTCCGTTCAGTGCCAGCAACGCTGGAGGTAATATAAGTAATACTGCCACAGGTGTTAAAAGTGCTACTGATGCTACTAGTAAGAGAGACCTAAGTGTACTTAAAAGACTTAGTAATGGGTTAATACAACATATGGGTAGGCTTACTATAGCTAATATGCAAGCATTCATGGAGCCTGAAAAGGTTATTAGGATAACGGAGAATGAGTTTATCACAGTTACACGTGAAGATGTGCAAGGGGAGTTTGACCTTACTCTAGATATAAGAACTCCAGAAAAAGACGCAGCTGATGCACAGCAAATGATGACACTGCTTCAGACAGGTATAGCAAATGTAGACTCAAGGATAACTAATATAATGCTTGCTGATTTACTTAGACTATGGAAGAGACCTCAGGTAGCTAAGATAGTAGAAAGTATGCCTCCTCCTGAACCTAGTCAAGCTGAGCAAGAGCTTATGGCCATGAATAAAGAGAATGCACGGTTACAGAACGAGTTCCTTAAAATGCAAATAGCTAATATGAGTAAAAGTATAGAAGAGGCTAATGGTAGATTAAGCGAAAGAGCTAGTAGAACAGAAGAAAATGCTGCTGATATAGAACTTAAAAAAGCTAAAGCGCTAGAAGCTAAAAAACGAGCTGAGCATTATGAAAGCCAAACTGACTTAATAGATGCTAAATTTGTTAAAGAACAGGACGGTACAGCTAGGAAACAAGAAGTAGAAGATTTAACGTATAAAGAAGAAGCTAAAGCGTATACAAAGCTGACTTCACAAAAACCAAATAACAACGAAAAGGAAACAACATGATAGCAGGTATGCCACTACACAGAGGACAAGCGGAAGAGATAAGACAACAAGGTATGGCTCAAGGCCAAAATGCAGGACTACAAGCAGGACTACAAGCAGGATTTATGCAAGGTGCTGATAAAGCTGCCGCTGACATAATGAGCAGAATAGACAATTCACAACCTGAGGGAGCTAGTAGCGGAGGCCCAGATCCTAGAATGGAGAAAGTTAACGAAGTAGCCGGTCTAATGGTAGCTGCTAAACAAGGGGACAGGAATGCTATGGAGCAATTAAAACTTACTATAAATGATTTAAGTGAATATGAGGAAGGGTTAGGCATACTAGAGTACGCTGATCAGTTAGTTACAGATGCTGAAAACCCGGACAAAACTCCTACTGCAGGGGTTCCTAGATAAGCTTGGCTTAAGCTATGCTGTACTATAATGGTGCAGCGATAAGCTAGGTCTAATAAAGATGATGACCAAAAACTCTATCTAAATACACATTATATAATGCAATGAGTTTAACTACTTATCATTTTTAAGGGAATATGATGAACGAAACAACAAATGAAACTAATCCAGTTATAAAGGCTGCTATGGCTAACATAGAAGCTAACTCAAAGGCTGTAGAACTTCACGAAGCATTGAAGAGACTACAAAATAATCCAGACTATAAACTAGTAATAGAAGAATCGTACTTTTCTAATGAAAAAGAGAGAGTAGCTGAAATTCTAACTGAACCTACTGTAGTAAGTAGAGACATAGTTGAAAACTTAATGGATCAATTAACGTCTATAAGAAACGTTAAATCTCATTTAGAGTTAATAGCTGTTAGAGCTAGAAATGCTGCCAAGTATATAAAAGACGATGAAGAGATAATAGCGCAAGTAGAGAACGGTACATATACTAATCCTAATACAGAGTACGAGGATTAAGATATGGCTGGTATATATGATGACATCGATGATGCTGGACTAGAGGAAATGGAAGCTGCTATACTAGCAGATAACATAATTACTGAAGAAGTTAATGACGACACTGTAGATAAAGAAGAAGATTCTGATTCTGTTAGTGGTGATAATGACGTTGATGACACAGAACCTGAAGAAGGTACTGACACTGACACTGACACAGATAACGAAGACGACTTAGATCCTGCCGAGGGTGCTGATGAGTTTGACACAGATACAGATGACAGTGAAGTAAATTCTGAAGAGGGACCCGATCACGCTGAGAGACACGATAAGGATGAAGAGCCTGCCGACGGGAAGGATTCGACTCAAGAAGGTAATGAGGAGGAGGGTGAAGTAGCTGACGAATCTACTGAGAAACCTGACTTCGATATAGATGAGTATAACAGACTTAAAGAGTTTCACAGAAAAGTCACTGATACAGAAATAGTTGTGAATGGTGTAAAAACTAAACCATTTACTGACCCAGAAAAGATACTTAAAGCACAACAAGCTAGTGGTGGATTATCTAAGAAGTTCGAGGCAATTAAAGGCACTAGAACTGTAGTTGATCCATTGAAAAAGCGTGGATTGCTTCAAGATACTGAACGATTTGATTTACTTATGAAAGTAAATGATGGAGACCCAGAGGCTATAAAAGAATTGCTTAAGCAAACTAAAGTAGATCCTATGGAGCTTGATATGGATGAGATAAAGTACGAAAGAACTCCTGAAGCTAGCACAGAAGTGGACTTAATGTTCAAAGATGCGTTAGAAATAGGTGAGCAGTATGGCGTTAAAGACAAAATCGCAGATGTAGTATTATCTCAATGGGATGATGGTGCCAAACAGGAGTTCTTTAGTGACTCTAGTAAGGCAAATGCTATTAGTGCTGCATTAGCAGAACAAATGAGCAACGGTATATATGATAGAGTAATGGCTGTCGCTGAACAACTCAAGTCAATAGATGTTGAAGGAAGATACACTAATTTAAATTCAATAGATATGTACAATGAAGCTAGTAAAACAGTTAATGTACAGATAGCCGAAGAAAAGGCTGCTGAAGAATCTGCTAAGAAAGCGGATACTATAGACAAGAGTAAAGTTGAGGCTGAGAAGGCCAAACTTAAACAGAAGCGGGAAAAAGAAGAGTACGAGGCGAAAGCTAAGGCTAAAGAAGACAAGGTGAACAAGGCTAGACGTGAGGCTACTAATAATAGTAAAGCGAAGCATAAGACTACAGTAACCAAAAAGTACGATCCCTTAGCACTGGAAGGTGATGAGTTGGATGAATTCGAAAGAGGATTAATGGAGCTATACGGATAGCCTCCAGTAGCCCTTGGCTTCTAATATAAAATATAGGAAAAAATATGAGCGATTTAGTAAATAAATATTCACAAGATTGGAAAAAAGACGAAAACGGAGTTATCTTAATTCCAGATGAGTTTTTAGAAAAGATGGCAGTAAAAACAGCTGCAAATAAAATTACATTCAGCCAAATGGGTGATAAGTATACACAACCAAAACATAAAGGTACTAAGATGGTTAAGGAAGTTCAAATTCCTATCTTACATCCAGATAATAGAATTGATAATGGTATTAATGCTAATGCTGCTGAATTCTTAAAAAACGTATGGTTTGCGTATAACTCAAATGGTGTTCAAATTGGTGATGCTGCTGGTTATGCAACACAAGCTGATGCTGATGCTGTAACAGGTGCTGATACAACTAAGACAAGATCAGGTGCAGGTTCTGCATACTACGGTGATGCTGACTTTAATACTATTGTAGATGGTATTCCTGAGTTAGGCGAAGAAGGTGGAAACGTAAATGCTGTAAATAGTACAAGTAAATACGTAAACGCTAAGATCAAAAAAAGAGGTATCCATTTAAAGTGGACAGTTGACTCAATGAACCAAGATAATAGACCTGGTTTATTAATGAGAAAGAATAGAGATTTAGCTGAAGCAGTTAAAGATCTAAGAGAAGCTGAATTACAAGGTGATTTAATTTCACAAGGCGAAAATGCTGTGATGTTCCCGTACGGTGGAAACGCTAGTAAAACAACACTAAACTCAAATGACGTGCTGTCATTTAAGACATTAGAAGCGTTTGAATTAAAATTAAAAAAATTCAGAGTTCCTACAGACACAACAGTAATTACTGGTTCAACTAAAGTTGGTACTAAAGTGATATCTAAAGCGTGGTATATCTATGTTCCTCAAGAACTAGTTCCTTCGTTAAGAAAACTTGAAGACGGTGGAGTAAGAGTATGGGAACCTGTAGAGTCGTACATGGATGCTGCTAAAGGTAACGTTGCTTCTGATGAAATTGGAAGAATCGGATCATTTAGATTTATTGAAGTATTTAATATGCAAAGATTTAAAGGTGCTGGTGCAGTTGTTGCTGATGGTTCTGGTGAAGCTGATGAGGGTAAACCTACATATGAAACACTTGTAAATGGTGAGAGAAAACATGATGTGTTCCCATTATTATTTGTTGGTACAGATTCGTTTGCCTCTATTGGTTACGAAGGTGCATCATTAGCTATCAAAACAGCTATGCCTAAAGCAGATGCTAATATGGACCCATTCGGTGAAAAAGGTTCTATTGCAATCAAGTACTGGCACGGATTCCTGTGTTACAGACCTGAAAGAATTAGATTAATTGAAGTTGCTATTAGAAAATAATGGTTAACCAAGTAAGCTTCGGCTTACTTATTACGTCAGCACTAGTTAAGCTACGTGCTGGTATAATATGTGTACTGTCCTAACAAGGGAATAGTAGAGTGCATACAATATAAAGGAAACAAATGAGTAAAGAACTTAAAGATATGACTAAGAGAGAGTTATTAGAAGTAATTGAAAAGCACGGTGTACCAGTTACAGCTGCTAATGAAAAAGCTCCTACTAATGCAGAATTAATTGCAAGTATAGAGAAATTCAACAATAGATTTTCAACTGATGAGGATATTGAAGAGGAGCAAAAGTCTATAGAAGGACCTACAGGTAAAAGTGGAGTAGTGCAGAGTTCTAAAGTAGAACTACAGAAAGCTGACTTACTAAGAAAAGAAAGAGTTGTTGTATTAGATACTCAAAGATTTCAAGCACTAGAGGAAGATGTAGAGAACATGACTATTCCTGTTAGTTTTAGTAATGGTGTAGTAGAGGCTGATAGGTTAGTTGTTATAAACGGAGAACCTCAGTACCTTGAAAGAGGTATCATTCAAAGACTTGAAGACGTAGTAGTTCCAGAAGTTACACAAGCAGAAGAAAAGAAATCTGCTATTAGAACCACTAGAAGAAAGAGATACAATGTAATGCAAGTTGGTGGGCTGACTAACGAAGAAATAGAAGCTCAAAGAAATAGAGAGCTTGCTAGATCTGGTAGAAAATAATATAGTCTATATAGAACACTTTACGGAGTGTTCTAGTATAAACTAAAAGGACACGTATGGCTGAAATAGTATGGAAAAACATAATAGGTGAAAAGACTGCAGATAACGGTGGGTACGTAGGAGACTTACTTGAACTAGCGCTAGTGCACCTACAAAAGGCTAGAGATAATAACCAACTATCCGAAAGCCGAGTTGGCGAAGTATATGCAGGTACAATAAACGCTGCTATAGGACAGGGTATTCAGTACGAAATGACTAAGATAGCTCAAGAAGCTACCGCCACCCAAGCAGTAGCACAG